TCACGATTTCCTCGGATGGTGCGAACTTCCGCGTCGTGAACTCCACCGGCTGTCCCATCGGTGCCGTGATCACGAACGCAGGCTCCGGGTACACGAATGGCTTCTACGGCTATTCGCAGTTCGGTTCGGGCCAGGGCAGCGCCATCACGATCCAGAACGGGTTCACGACCGCAGGGCAGACATACCTGACGATCACCCCGTCCGCTGGCGGCAGCCTCTGGAACGCGATCATCGGCGGCGCGATCAACACGACGATCTCGTCCTCGGGAACCGTGTTCAATGGCAACCTCGCCTCGCAGAACTCCGGAGCGGGTCAGTCGCTGTTCGCATTCGGGCAGACCAGCGCTGCGGGCGGCATCACCGCGAGCGCGGGCTCGAATTACACGAAGCCCCCGATCATCGTCTTCACGCCTCCCGTGAACCAGGGCCAGCAGCCCTACATCCTGCCGACCGCGACCTGCACGATCTCGGGCGGTGCGATCAACGCGATCACCGTCGTCGATCAGGGCGCGGGGCTCATGTCCCTGCCCGGCATCGTCGTCATCCCGCAGCCGGGCGATACCACCGGCGGCGGCGCAGTCCTCGGGTGGCTCTACACCAACACCGGCACCGCAGGCTTGGGCGCCGGCACGGGCTCAGGGTCGATCCTCGCGATGTGGCCCGCCTACTACGGCACGGCCCTGACCGCGGTCCCGACCTTCACGTTCTCGCCGGCCTCGACCACGGCGGCGACCGCGGTGATGAACTTCTCGATTACCTCGATCACGAACACGACCGCGGGCGTCGGTTACACGAACGCCTATGCCGTGTGGCAGGGTGGCGTCGTGAGCGCAACCGCAGCGACCAACGTCTCGCCTCGCTACGGGACGATCATGTCCCAGCCGATATTCCCGGCTGTGTCGGTCATCGCCGCCACGGGCGTCTCGACGCTCTATGCGGGCGCGTTCCAGGGGGTCAATATCCAGGCGGTTCCGACCCTCGCGTTCGGCACGCAGCTGGCCGCGGGCACCGTCACCACGGTCGCCGTGCAGACCCCGGTCGTCGGAGGCGTGAACGACGTCGTGAAGTTGCAGACGTTCTGAGGTACTGATGTGCCAAGCGGTACGCGGGTGGATCGGTGTTTCCGGGATCTAAAAGGCTCCCGGGGCGCCTCCTCCGCTGCCGCTATCTTCCAGTCGAGTACCAAGCAGAGTTTGCGTACAGGAAAAAGGCTGAACCGCAAACGAAGCAGACGAAGTTAATCCCCAAACCCAACATCCGGAGTTGACCTATGGATGGCATTTTCGTAACCAACAAGAACCCTGAGTTGCATGCCGATCGCTATAACGGCGAGGACTACGTGTTCCCGCCAGGCGAGAAGGTGTTCGTGCCCAAAGCGGCGGCGACGCACATGCTCGGCTGGAACATGAAGGACAAGTCCGATGCGCTCGTGCGACTCGGCAAGGCCATGCGCTACGATCCGGCGCTGAAGAACTTCGTCGAGGACTCCGAGGGCGTCAGGTGGCTTGCGAATTTCGTGTTCGATGAGGCGGTCATGGTGCCGCAATCGACACTCGCTGCGAAACTCTCGATGCCAGAGATCGCGTGAGTGAATGACCCTCCTTGCCCCTGCGTCCACGCCTGGAACCTACGAGTGGCAACTCGCTGACCAGCTTCATGACCCGAACCAGAATCGCTGGAGTGAAGCTCAACTCGACGCCTACATCAACGAGGCGCGCAAGCAGACCGTCATGGACACCGGCTGTCTGCGCACCTTGCAGTATTCGGGAACGACGGGCGGCGTTGAGCAGTATCAATTCGGCGCGATTGGCGGTGCGGCAATTACGAATGGCGGCACTGGGTATTCCAATCCGACGGTTTCCTTCAGTGGCGGCGGGGGGAGCGGTGCAGCTGCGACCCTGACTCAGAGCGGGGGTGCGGTCAACACTATTTCGTTCTCGAATTACGGGTCAGGCTACACTTCCAACCCCGTCGCCACTGTCTCTGATCCCACGGGCACTGGCGCGACCATTTTGGTCGGCGCCTGCTCGGTTCTCACGTATGACATCCTCGGTATCCACTTGCTCTGGGGCACCGAGCGATACACCCTGCAGTGGTATCCGTTTCGCGTGTTCTCGGCGTGGTTCCGACCGTTCACGGCGCAGTCGTACCAGAGACAACCCGTGGCGTGGTCTACCTACGGGGACAACAGTTTCTTCCTGGGTCCATGCCCCGACCAGTCCTACATCATCGAAATCGACTCCGCGATCCTCCCGACTCCGTTCGCGACCGGGGATTCAACGACCGCTGATGCGATCCCGCAGATGTGTCAGGATCCAATCAAGTTCTATGCGGCCTACCTTGCGAAATCCAATGCGCAGTCCTACGGCGAGGCGCAGAAGAAGCTCGAGGAGTACCAGCGACGGGTGCGCGAGGTCGTGGCAACCTATACGGGGCGACTCCCCGACGTCTACGGGGTGTAACTCGTGGCTGCCCGGGCCGCAGGAAATGTAGGCGGCGAGAATCCCCAGTTCGTCCTGCGGGAATTCGAGGGGATGAACAACATCGCCGGCCGCGAGGCGATCAATGACAATGAATTCTGGTGGTGCGAGAACGCGATTCCGGTAGCCCCGTCCGCGCTCTATCCGGTTCACACAAACTCCCCCGCGCTTGCGACCATCGCCAGCGAAACCGGCGCTCCAACCTACGTCATCAACTTCAATTCGGCTGGCACAGATTATTGTTTCGCCGTGTGGGCGAACAGCGGCAACGCCTGGATTGTGAACCTGACAACGCTCGCGACGACCAAGATCGTTACCGGATCTCTCATCTCCGGGCAGACGTCCGCCACCCAATACAACAATCAGGGTTTGCTGATCATCGACCCCGCAGGGTATTGGGACTGGAACATCACGGCGGCGAATACGCTCACGCCGCAGAACAACGCGCTCGCCTTGGCGACGATCGATCCGACCTCGGTCACGCTGTCTATGGGCACCTCGCTCAAGCAGATTTGGGCGCCGGCAACGGGAACTGGCGGGTCGGTGCAATCGGTGTACGAGGTCACCAGTGTCACCATCAATGCCGCTGGTACTGGCTACGCGGTCGGAGATACGATCACTTTGACCGATGGTTCCCCGACGACGCCAGCGATCATCGTGGTATCGAGCATTGGTGGCAGCGGCAGTGTGACCGGAATTACCCTCTCGACAGGCGGCGATTACCCGGGTCCGACCAATGTGACCCTCGTGCAGACAGGGCCGTCGGGCACCGTGAGTTCAACGACCGGGAGTGGCAGCGGGGCGACGTTCACCGGGCACATGATGGCGATCAGCGTGAACATCCTCACGCGCGGTAACGGGTATCCGACCTCATTCCTCGCATTCGATGAGAACAGCGCAAGCCACAAAGTCACGCAAATGGACATCACCTCAAGCGGGGTGATCGGCGGCACCGCGATAGCAACCTATGCGGGCAGGGTGTGGATTGCGAGCAGCCGGACGGTGTACTTCACCGACATCAACTCGTATTACTCGTTCGGCGGGGTGGGCGGATCGTTCACCATCAATGATGCGTACCTGCACAACAACATCACGGCGTTGTTCTCCGCGAACAACTATCTGTACATCTTCGGAGACACCTCCATCGATGCGCTCTCGAACGTGACCGTGAGCGGCGGCGTGACGGCATTCTCGAGAATCAATGTCACGACATCGATCGGCACGAGCGTACCGACTTCAGTGTTCGGTTACTATCGCGCCCTGATCTTCTATCACAAGAGCGGGTTCTACCTGCTCGCAGGGGCGACTCCGCAGAGAATTTCCGATAAAATATCCGCTCTCGTGCAGCAGATTGTCTCCTCCGGCGCGAATTTTCCGCTGGTCTATGGCGGTCAAGTTCTGATCCAAGGAGAATTGTGTGCGGCGTTCATGTTCACGTTCAACGACGTATTCACGTTGATAGGCGGCACGCGATCGCTGATCGCGCTGTACTTTCGCAACCGCTGGTGGGTCGCATCGCAGTCTAATCTTTCGATGCAGGCGATGATTTCGGTATCGCTCTCGGGAGCATCGACCGCCGGGTTCTGGGCCGGAAATTCGTTCTACGAGGCGTTCGCTCCGACTGCGGCGCTGGGCAACTGGCTGATCACGACGAAACTCTGGGACGGCGGCTCGCCGACTCATGAGAAGCAGTCCATCAATGCGGCAATCGCGGGGCAATGGGTGGGACTCATTGGCTCGACAGGCATCACCATCAATGTCGATACCGAGCTCGCTTCAGCGCCTGGTCAGGCACTCTCCGTGCCGAGTGCGGGATATTCCCTCGAGGTGACCGTATCGAACGAAGGTGGCAGTCAATATCTGGGGCTTACGGTGACTGGTTCGACCGACATGACGCAGATTCGCATGCTCGCGCTGCGTGGCAAGGCCGAGCGGGACATGATGCAATGAACATCGACCTCTTTGCGAGCGCCGAGTTCAAGGACGAGCAAGCAATCCGGGCGTTCATCCTCGCTCACGAATTCGTGCATCTCGAGACGGCGAACGCGCTCACCGCGAAATACGGCGTCACGGTATCGACCTTCGGCCTCGAATCCCCATCTGCCGAGGAGGAGTGGATAAAGTCGATGAACTCTGACCCCGGCAGCGGGACGCCGGCGGCGCTTCGGGACTGGCTCAATTTCCACGCCTACATGCACACCCAGACGTATTCGCTTCTCGGGCAGAACCCCACGGTTGCGCCGGATCTGTCCGTGGTGGACTTCTCCTCTGAGGAGCAATTTTACGACTGGATGTATGTTCACATGGAAATGCACGATTTTGAATATAGCTCCTTGGGACTGACATGAGCATTACCATCAACCAGGAACGCTACAGCGACGTGCTTGCGCGCGAGTTTGTGCCGCTTTTGAACTGGCACTGGCAGGAAATCGCCAACGACAAGGATCGGATACCACTCGATGTGAACTTCGAGGCGTACAAAAAACTCGATTCAGAGGGCAAAATCGTCATTTTGACCGCCCGGGACGACAAACGCCTGATCGGCTACTCGATCTTCTTTTTGGTGCGAAGTCCCCATTACAAGGGTACTCTCGTCGGCATGAATGACGTTCTGTACCTCGATCCGGAGTACCGTCGCGGCTCGGCCGGGAGTCGGTTGATCGCCGAGTCCGAGCGGGTGATGCGCGAGATGGGCGTTGTGAAGATTACCTGGCATGTGAAGCTCGTCAACGGGCTGCAGCGGATCCTTGAGGCGAAGGGCTACAAGGTCGATGAAATCATGATGGGGAAGGTGCTCTAATGGGCTTCACAGTCGGCGCGATTGGCGATGCGTTGGGCGGCTTCTTCGGCGGCGATGCGGCGGCAGCGGGGCTCGCCGACGCAGGATTGGCGGACGTTGCGGGTACGGCGGCGGGCACCGCGGCCCTCGATACCGCGGCAACCGCCTCCCTTGGGGACATCGGGGCGGCTGGGCTTGCCGATGTCGCCGGCGGCACCGCGGCAGGGCTTGGCACGGGGGCACTCTCGGATGCGGCCCTTGGGGCTGGCGCCGCTGGGCTCGGCGGGGCTGGCGCGGCGACAGCGGATCTACCGCCAGTGACAGTCACCGGCCAAGCGCCAGCAGCGGCTGGAGCAGGGGCTGGCGGCGGCGGGGCGCTCCCCGCAGCACTGCTCGGCGCAGGCGCTGGTTCCGCTCTCTCAAGTCCTGGCGGTGGAACCGATTCTGGGGTTCCCGGTGGCGCAGCGCCCGCGGCCATCGCCGACTCGAGCAGTTTTCTCCCGGCAACTGCTGAAGGGGACATTCAACCGCTATCCTCGGACTTCCAGACCCTGATGGGCATCAGTTCCGACGCAGCACCGATCCCGGGCGGTATGACGGGCGCCGATGCGCTCTCTGGAACGCTCGACCCGACCGATCCGATGAACTGGAGTCCGATGGATCCCGGGCTCGATCAGCAGTTATCCCCCATCACGCCGGCCTCGGCGCCGGGTGGGACGAATACGCCGGGAATGTTGAGCGAGGCCGGTTCCTGGCTCTCGAACCCGAAGAACGCCGCGACGGCGGGGCTCCTCGGCATCTCACTGAAGAACGCACTGACCCAGCCGAAACTGCCCGGCGCGCTGCAAAGCGCGAACACGAACGCGGCGACTGCATCGGCTGCGGCTCTGCCCGTGATCCAGTCGGGCGGCACGGCAACGCCGGAATGGGCATCGCAAAAAGCCTCGATCGATGCGACCATCGACCAGCAGATCAAGCAGCAGACCGAAGCGATCATGCAGGCTGCGGCGAACTCCGGTGAGGGCAACCAGAACTCCGGCATCGTGCAGCAGCAAATCGCGCAGATGACCCAAAATGCGAACGTGCAGCGTCAGCAACTCTATGCCCAGGCGCAGCAGCAGAACGTCAATAATGCGATCTCCGAGCTCTCCGGCGGTGATGCGACGCTCGCAGCGATCGGCCAGACGCAACTGCAGCAGCAGGAGCAGGCGCAGCAGCTGGCCGCTCAGACTGCCGAGATGGCACTCTTGTTGCAGTCGGGCGGGACGGTAAGGCTGCCGGGGGCGGGGGTGCCGGGATGAGCACGCCAGCGGATCAACTGTCTGCTGATCGCACGGCGGACGTGCAAACAGCCGGCTCTCGGCAGGCCGCACTCGATGCGGAGCGCGCGGCATCTGGCGCCGAGCGGGAGAAGGTGCTTGAACCGATGGAGGCCGGGGTCAACAAGGAAATCAGCGCCCTTGCGGACGTGAAATCCCCTCCCAAAGCGGATCTGCCAACATTCAAGCCGCAGCCGCTGATCGATTCAGGCGAATACTCGAAATTGTCGCTCGGACTCGTCGGCATGGCGCTCATCGGTGGCATTGCCTCGAAGGGTAACTGGATGGGAGCCTCATCCAGCCTGAACGGGGCTCTAAAGGGCTATTACGACGGCAATGTTGACGCTGCGCAGCGTCGATACCAGGACTACCAGACCCAGTTCAAGGAGGCACAGGCGAAATCCGAGGCCCAGCAGAAGGAATTCGCCGATATTCTGCAGAACAAGCGCCTGACCATCAACGACATGCTCACGCAGATCAAAATCGCCGCAGCCAAGTACGGTCGCGACGATGTTCGCATGGAAGCCGAACAAAAATCCATCGACGGCATCTGGAAGCGCGTCGAAACGATGGATCAGACACTTGCGCGGCTCGCTGATCAGGATGCGAGACAGCGTGCGGGGCTCGACGCGATGTTCAAGCGCGACGATAGGAGAATGCAGGGAGCCAGCGGCGATCTGGACGAGAACGGCCAGTGGATGCGCGATCAGATGGTTGAGGGCGGTAATTTCAAGGCCCTGCAGATGCTCATGAGCCGATTCGGTGCCAAAGAGGCGTCTGATGCCTTCAACCGGATTGGGGCTGACTTCCGGGCACGCGGGATTGACCCCAGAACGCTCAACGAGAATCAACTCGATCTCATGGTGCAGAAAACAGCGCAGACACAGGCGACGAATCGCATGATGGCGACCGAACGCCTTACCGGATCGATGCAGAAGCTCGAGGGAGAGGCGCAGCGGCTGGTTACCAAGGTCAATGGCGCCGGCATGACGACCGTCAATGCGACCTTCAACAAGATCGCCAAGGAGTTTGGCAGCGAGGATGTATCGGAACTGCAGACGCTGATGGGTTCCTTGGGACGTCAATACATCGAAGCGGTGACGATGCCTGGCTCGAACGCGCAGTTGCACGCAAGCGCGCAGCAGTGGGCGGACGGCATTTTCGATCCCAACATGAACCTTGCGAACCTTCTTGGCACGTTCAAGGCGATGAACCTCGAAGTCAACTCGAACAAGGAATACCTGCAGAAACAGGTGCAAGAGTCCCGCGCGCACGTCGAACATCAAGGACCGACGCTGCCGGTGCCAGGACAGCCATTATCTCATCCAAGCGGCGCGATTCCGCTCGATGAGTATCTGAAGTCGCAGGGGTTCTGACGTGACCGCCGTTGCCATGCCTGACGGGACCGTGGTGCAGATGCCGGACAAACTCGATCCAGCACTCGCTGCGCGCCTGAAGGCATTTCAGGCAAAATCCGCTGCCCCGCCCCAAAAAGGAAACGAAGATATAGCAAATGCTCAATCTTCGATGCCGGGAGTGAAGGATCTGATCGGTGCCGCTTTTGAACCCACGATGGCGATGGGCAGTAGCGCCTTGCTGCAACCAATCGCGGGCCTTGCGGGCCTTGGTGTTGGCGCCGCCAATGAACTCGGGATGACCGATTTGACGGCTGCAGAAGCCACAAACAAGATCCAAGGCGCCTCGTATCAACCGCGCACCGAAGGCAGCAAGAACGCGATGAGTGTGCTGGGACTTCCCGGCGAAATAATCCCGTCTATCGCGCAGGACAAGCCTGGTACGCATGCCATGCAGCGTCCTCGCTGGGGCGGCGCCGGCACGAAACCGAGCGGCGAGTTCTCACCGCTCATCAAGGCTGGTGCCGAAACCGCAGCGCAGGGCGGCATGCAACTTCTCGGCGGCAAAGGCGCCGCTCGCGCAGCAGAAGCGCCGGGACTTCTCAAGCCGAAGGCAGTTGATCCTGCGGTCCGCATGCTCGCTGACAAAGGCGTGACCATGACGCCGGGGCAGATCAAGGGCGGCGGCATCAATTCGTTCGAGCAGCAAATCGCAAAACTCCCGATTCTCGGTCCCATCATCAAGCACGCTCGGGGGCGAAGTGTCGAGGACTTCTCGAAGGCAACCGTGAACGATGCCTTGACCGACATCGGCAAGACGCTTCCTGGCGATTTGAAAGGACACGAGGCTATAGATCACGCGGCGAACGAGTTCACTAACGCCTACGATGCGATCCTGCCGAAAATGACTGTGCAACTGGGATCGGGCGCCGGGAGCCTTGCGGGGGATTTGTCTGATCTGAAGGCGATGGTCATGAAGAACTTACCGGCGGCTCAGGCGCAGGAGGTCGCGCAGGTCATCGATCGAGAAATCACCGCGAAGTTTGAAGAAACCCCAGCGGTATCGACCACCACGACGGCGACCCGCCAGAACTGGAAACCTCAAGGAGAGCGCAAGGCGCTCCCCGCGGTCACCTCGACGACTCCCGCCGTCATGAAGCCCGTCTCGGGCAAGGTGATCCAGGAAGTGCACGAAAACCTGCGCAACGAGATCGATGCGCGCATGACCTCGAAAGTTCCCGCTGACCGTCGGGCAGCACTTTCACTCATCGCCGCCCGTGAGGCGATCGACAAGGCGCTGCTGCGCGATAACCCGCAGTACGCCGCCCAGTACGAGAAAATCCGGCAAGGGTACGCCAAGTTCTCAATCGCGCAGACGGCGGCGAGTCGCGTAGGCGCCAAGGAAGGCGTTGCGACGCCGAATCAGTACACAGGAGCCGTGCGCGCCCATGACCGCTCTAAGGGCAAGCGCAAGTTCGCTCGCGGAAAGGCGCTGCAGCAGGATCTCGCTCGGTCGGGGCGCAAAGTACTCGCAGGGACGGAACCAGATTCAGGAACGCCAGCTGGTATTGCGACGATGGAATTGCTCACTGGAGGAGGCGCTGCGGCCTTCTATGGGCATCCGATGCTGATGCTCGGTGCAGCGTCCATCCCAGCCCTTTATAGTAAGATCGGGTTGAAAGCCCTGCAGCCGTTCCTGATGGGTGATGTGAAGGCGGCGCCCGGCGTGGCAGCCGGGCTTGGGATAGGTGCAATGGGTCCGCAGCAGATGCAGGCGCCAGCCGATGAACTAGGAGTTGCGCAGTGACCGACAAAATCGAATCGCCGAACAAGGACATCGACCTCGCCATCAAGAAACTGCTGGCGCGAGCGAACGACTCCGACAAACCGGAGCCGACCGATGTGGTCGTCAAGGTGATCACGGCGGCGATTGCGTGGGAGAAGGTCAAGCACGGTATTCTCGACAAGGACGAGACGTTCGATCCCGATCAAATGGACAGGTGAGGTGATTATGAAAATTCAGCGCGATATTTTCGCCCGCGGCGTCCGGATGACGCACAAATTCGACGAACTGATCGGGCGCAGCGATCCGCTCGGCATGGAGACGTTCGACGTTCCTCGCCCCATGCGGGTCGATCAACTCTCGCAGGGAACCGGCCCTTCGACGTCCCAGCAGTACGGCCAGCACAATTACCGGCCGGACCCATCGCCGGTCGTGAAACCCTCTGGGCAGTGCGCTCATTCGGATGGCCCGTCGCTCGATACCGCGATGGTCGTGGGTATGCCAGTCCCGGTCGGCACGAAGCGCCGGCTCGGCCCACCGCGGACGGACAAGTAAATGGGTAACCCAGTAACCGGCGGGTACAACTACACGCATCTCTCTGGCGCAGGGACCACGACGATACTCGGCGGGATCGGCGCAACTCAGGGATCCTCCACATCGCCCGGCAACGTGGGCATTTTGGGCGGCCTTTACATCAACACGGCGGGAACCTCCGTCACTGTGTACGACGGGCCAAGTTCTGCCTATCCGGTCGTCGCCGTCTTCGGTGCGACAACGGGCGAGCTCGAGCAGCCGATCCAGTTGAAGCAGGGGTTGACGATTGTTATTGTGGGCGCTGCCGATGTGACGGTGCTTTGGCTGTGAGCCCAGCCGTCTCCATCCTGATGAACCGCCTG